CAATGTCCTGTGGGATAAACGCAGAAATTTTCTTGTTTACCCCGCGAGCTTCGAGGACATCCTTAATAGCTCGTTCTCTTTGTGCTTTGGATAGACCATCAAATTGAGCACGAAGCTCTTGAAGTTCTTTATCCTTCTGCTTTGCTGCTTTACGCAGTTGTTTGACGAGATCATTGTTTTGGTTTGAAGAAGTATCTTCAAAGTCAAAGTCGTCGTCCTCGTAGTCGTTATTGGACATAGTCCATCTCCCTATCATTGTTAGATTACGCCAGCCTCATATTCCGTTGGGGTACGGGTATGGCTCTGACTCCTGGTATTAGTGTCGCTCTACTAGGCCAGTGGTTCTAGTAGCAGGATTAATTTAGAAGGCGCCTGCGCCTGGTGTACCCATCATATATGGGCTAAATGCCTTGTCACGGCTTAGTGCATTATTAGCAGCACCTGATGAACCAGCAAATGATGCCTGTTCAAGTGCTGTTAATTTCTTGCGCTTTTCTTTTGCTGCTGCAGACCCTGCAGTTCCAAATGTCTCTGCTTCTGCTGTTGCTTGTGTATATGGTTCTTGCTTATAAATATCAGATAGTTGTGAACTACGTGGCAACATTCCAGCAATGTTCTCATAACCTTGTTGTGCTTGAGCACCAGTGATTCCATAACGGGCTAGATTCTCTGCTGTTGCTGCATCAGTTGTTAGTCCTTGAGTAAGGGCAGCACCACCGATTTCAGCTGCAGTTACCTTGCGCTTAATCATATCTAGCGCCTTAGTAGGATCCAGTGTGTAAGCCAAGATGTCACCATTAGTAATGTCTGGATAGAAAGCCTTGAGTGCTTTGTAAACTTCTGGGTTAGCATTTTGCACACGGTTCTGTGCAGTCATAACGCGGTCTTCTAGTTCTGCTGAAGATACATCGTTAGCAATAAGTTGATTAAACCCAGCCTGTGTACCTAGTGAATCCTTTGAGTAATAGGATGCAGGAAGTCCATAGTTACGCATAATGTTCTGGTATTGGTCTTCCATTGCAAGATACTCTGCTGGCTTGAGTGCTGTTAGACCTTTAGCAATGCGGTCAGCATTAGCGCTAAAGCGTTGCTTGTAAGCATCTGTCTGTTGCAAGCGTAGAGCAAACTCTGAAGGTGGTACATTTTCCATTACAAGACCTTTAAGTGGTTCTACTAGGGAACCTAATCCATAGCGATTAAATTCTTCCATTAAAATATCGTAAGCAGATTTACGTGCTGCTTGTTCTGTAGATGTTCCTGCTCCACTTGCAGTAGTTAAACTCCCGCTGGCAGAACTGCCAGCACCACCGCCAGTTTCAGCGCCTGCACCTGCACCTGTAGCACTGCCACCAACTGATGTTGCATACTCTTGTGGAGTTACTGCTTTACCGTCTACATAATGTTGACCTGATGTAGATACGCCAGTCATTTGACCTGAACGCATAGCATCATCTGTACGTAATGCTGATTGGTCACCCTTGTAAACATTAGATGCTTCAGGTCCTAGCTTTGCAAGCATAGGTTCTAAACCTTTAAGTGTTGTAATAAAGTCTTTAGCCTGTGCTGCAATACCTACATTGCCAGAACTTTTGGCTTGATTATAAAGTTTTTGTGCATTAGCAATAGCAGAAGGTAGGTCTGTTTTAGCACCAGATAATGTCTTAGTATATTCAGATTGGGTCTTTGCTTGCGCTTTACCTTCTACGGCAGCAGCACGCATTCCAGCAGCTTTATTACTTTCGTCTACCATCATTTACCCCATAAATCCAAAGTCTTTGAGGACTTTAGTAACTGAATTTGAAACTTCTTCACGTGCATTATTCGTATATTGCCAACGTGCATCTTTACGAAGCGCTCGTTGGAAATCATAAATAGGCATTTCTCCATTAGCCCCGATAGCACTACGAAGAGTATTATCATTAAGGTTAATTGCATTAGGATCTAATTCAAGTGTTGTTGCCATTGCTTGCTTATATGGAGAATAGATTGTTGAAAGGTCTGTTCCGCCTGCCATAAGTTTTTTAACATTATCTGGCATACCAGTAGATGCAATTTCACGAATCTGGTTTTGAATAGTTTTAATATCTGTACCAGTTTCAACCAAGTGTGCCCAGTTTTTTAACTGCATTGGATCAGTTGGAAGGCCATTTGCTTTAAGTGTATTTTCAATAGTTTGGCTGGTAAGAGTTTCTTTGGCTGCTGTTTTGGTTGCAAACTCAGGACGTTTTTTAATTTCTTCGGCAATAAACTCTGAAGGATTAAGCGCTGTTTTGCGTCTAGCAGATGAACTTCCAGTACCACTTTTTGTTGAAGTAGTAATCTGAGCATTTTTTTCTTCAGCTTTATTAAGTTTTTGTGTAAGACTAGCAAGTTCCTGTGGGTTTGCATCGCGACCTAATAAAGATTGATATTGCTGGTTAATAATTGCAGCAGCATCTGTGGCTGATGAAATTTGTTTATATACATCTGTAGTTGTTACTGGACCACCAGCACCTTGTACGCCACCAAGAAGTTTAACTTGTCTTGCTTGGTCATCAAGAAAAGCATTAAGTGTGCCAAATTCTTTATTGGCTCCATAGGCACTTTGTGCTTTTGCAATAGCGTTTTTATAAGATTGCCACAAGGCATCTGTATATTCGCCAACTTCAGGTGCTACAATTCCTGCTGCATTAAGTTTTTTGCCTAAATCAATTAATTGTTGTGAAGTTGCTTTTTTAAGTTCAGCACGTGAATTTTTAAGAGTATTGGCAAAGTCTTCTACTTGCAATGGGGCACCATTATTAGGTTGTTGGGTTACAACTCCACCTGATTTTGGGCTTGTATTAAAAGAAGGTTCTACATATTCTTGAGGGTTAGCAATCTTACCTTGTAATTTATTAATAGAGTCTTGTATTGCTTGGTACTCTACTGATGATTTAGCATTAGGCAGTGCTGCTTGAAGTTCAGATAAAGAATCTTTATTTGCTTTTGTTGATATTGATTTATAGTTTTTCTTAAAATCAGCAGTTGCTTCATCTTCAATAGCAGATGTTTTTTGTTTAATTGAAGCGTACTTTGTACGAGCATTTTCAATAGCAGTTTTAATGTCTTCAACTACACCAGGTGTTGCACTACGTGCAGAAATAAGTGATTTTTTTGCAGCATTTAATTTCTTACCAGCAGCTTCCATTTCTTTACGAGCAGCCTTGACTTTAGAATTACTCTTAAGATAACCCTCAAGCGTTGGTTCTGATGCCATTAGTTGATTCCCCTCGTATTACCGAAATAGTGGTGCAAATAGTGAATTAAAAGCTGCAACTGCATTTGGATCTGTTCCTGCTAAAGACTCTAATACCATTTTAGCACTTGACTTTAATTGGTCTTTATAATCTTGGACATTTCCATAATTTGAATATGTTGTTGAATCGCGTTCTTGTACATAATTATCATAAGTTTGAAGCATTTCTTTCAATGTATTGCGTAATGATTTCTGTGTGGTAATAGAGTTATCATTAAGCATATTGCGTAAATCATCAAGGGCTTTATTTCTATCAATAGCCTTTTGAGAACCTTGACTTAGTTGTTCTTGAAGGAATGGACGTACACCCTTAAATTGAGTAGACCAAGTTTGCCATTCATCTCTAATCTGACGTTTAGCATCAGTAGATGTTACATATGACATCTGTTGGTCAAATTCATCTTTTTTATTATAATAAATTTGTTGGTCTTTTGCTGAAGATACTTGATTAACAAAATCTGTAAGTGTTTTATTAGTCTTAAGACCTGACTTAAAGAGTAGTTTATAAGCATTAAAATCAAATGAACCAGCACGTGGAATTAAAAATGCTGCAGCTTGTGGATATTTCTTTAACAAATCTGCATTACTGTTAATCCAATCTGTAGCTCCAGATACAGCCATAACTGGTGCTGTAACGGTTGCTTGTGATTCAGATACTGTATAAGGCATTTGGTCTGGGTATAGTCGTACCCATTCTTTAACTGCTTTATCAATGTTTCCATAGCGTTGAAGCAAGTCATTAAATACTTGCTTGTAGCTTGTCTGTCCATTATCACGTACCCATTTAGCCATATCTGATTTAAGCGTAACAGTTGGAGAAGCAGGTGCAACAAATCCAAATAGGAAACGAAGACCTAATACAGTAAATGTAGATGCTTGTAACTTTGTTTGGTAATCAGCAATTTCACCAGCAGATGGTGGAATTTCTAGCCCAGTAGCAGGATCAATCTTGATTTGTAATCCGTGACCTGTTGCTTCTAAGTAAGTTGCTGCTTTACGTGCAGCAGAAGCTGCTTGTGAGTTACGTTCATCTGTACTTAATGCTTGCAAAAGTCTATTAGCGTGCGCTGGAAGCAAGGCACTAATCATTGGTTGGTCTGCACCATAACTACCAGTAAGATATTGTTGCAAATCTTTTATTTGCGGAATAATATTACCCAAAGCAGTAATAGGAACAGCAGCTAATGGACCAGCAAATGTAGGAAAGAGTGAATCTGGGTTCATTGAAGGTGTAATCATCTTCAATTTTGCACCAAACTCTACAGGTATTGGGGCTTGGAACGCATCTGATACACCAAATATCTTCATTACTTTGTTCATTACTTTATAAACAGGTGTAAGTCCAGGGTAGAAGAAGTACTGATCTCCATTATCATCTGTTTGTACAAAACCTGAATGTGCAATTCCTTCATAAGTAAGAGATGCACGAGTCAAAGACTCTGGGTTGTATCGAACTGAACGATAAACACGGCGATAAAAGTCTTCTGTTGCACGATAAAAACGTGCAAAGTTGCGAACTGACATAGCAAGTTGGCTACGAACAGCAGGATTATCAACAAATGCTATAACGTGGTTCTTTGCCATTTCTTCTGCAATAGAAGTTATGTGTTCCATTGCATATCTATGTGCTACAGCACGATCAACACCAGTTGTTCCAGGTGGATTAAGTTGTTTGTAAATGCGTTCTGCAAAGCCAGTCTCTTCCATCTGCTTACGAAAATTAAGCATTGAGTCAAGCACAAGCGCTTCACGAGAAAAACGTGAATTAGCTTCACCCATATAATCCCATAGTCGACTTACAATAGATGAAGTCATATTTTCATTATCAGATACTGGTACTAATGTTGGACCAGATATAAAGCGTGGGTGCATAGTAGCATCTGACTTGGCTGGAAGATCATCTACTGAAAGGCTACGAGTAGATACTTGTATCTCTCCATTTGCGCTTTCTTTGCGAATTTTATTCCAAAGGTCTTTGTTAAGAGTTCCATCTGCTTTAGAAAAAGTATTAAGAACATCAGCATATGCACGCTCTGCGTGTTGATAATTAGTTACCCCAATATCTGTTGAATGTAACTGAAAACGATTAGCTATTTCTGGATTATCATCTAGAAATTTTGTAAGATTATCAATAGCAACCTTAGGATTATCAAGGTCTTTGATAAGAATGCTATCAAGTTCATCGTTTGAGTGAAGCGCTAATTTAACAAGCCAACCAAGTCGAGCTTGGTCATTTGCTACTGGGCTGTAGTCTGTAAAAGTGCCGCCTGCTTGCTTATATGCAATGTTGTTATACTCAAGAGCACGAAGAGAACCATAACGTGAAAAATCATTACTTGCTTGAATAGAGTAATCTCCGCCACGAAATGTATTTTTTGTGCCTTCAGCAACTTCATCTAGCATTTCTTCTGGACGACCATATTGAGCAAATTCATTAAGAAACTTTTTTTCTACATCACCAAGAGTACGTGAAGCAAGTTTATTAGTCATAATTGCTTCTGCCATAATTTTGCGAACTTCTGCAATATTATCGCCAGCTTCTGCAATGCGAACTTGAAATTCTTTTACTTGTTTGCGACCAACAAGGCGATTGACAAAACCAAGTTTAGATTCATAAAACTTAATTTTGCGACCCTCAAGATTACGTAGTTCTTCTTGTTTTGTTTTAATTTCATCTAATGCTTTTGTTTTTGATGCAGAACCTTCTGGAAGTTTATTAGCATCAATTTTAAGGTCAGCAATTTTTTGACCTAATCTACGTTGTTCTCCAGTTAAGCCTGCTTCTGCTTCTCTTACTTTACGAATAGATGTAGATATAAAACGACCCTTAACTATTCCCCAAGGAGAATCACCAACTGCAAGGTGAACCATTATATCTTCACCAGCGTTACGTACTGGAAATTTAGGACCAGCAAGAGTTCCAACAGACCAATTAGATGTAAGACGCTCTGCCCATTTTTGGTGTGAAAAACCAAGCAAATGATTAATAATTCCTGAGTGTGCAGATAAACGGTCCATATCAAGAATAGATGGAACTGCTATAGCAGTTGATAATTGATAACCGTGAAGAGCAAGTTGTTGGTCTCCAAATTGTGCTGGATTCCATTCTTCCATTACTTTAGCACCAGTTGCATCAAGCATTTCATTACCAGCTGCATCTAATTTAGGACGAGTAAGTGTTGCTCCATATTGGTAATCAAGACCGTGACCTGAGAACTGATCAACAAATCTTTTGCCTTCAGCAGTTCTGGTAACTTGACGTGTTTCAGCAATGGTATTCCATAAACCAATAAAAGCCTGTCTACGTTGGCCTTCATCACCTGCAGCAAATACTTCTCTTAAAACTTTTGAGTGATAACGAGTATTTGTTGTCATTGCTAATTGATAAAATTTATCTGGAGCATTAGGCTCCATTACATCAAAGAACCCATTTTCAAAAAATGGAACTGTTGAAAACTTACGAGCAAAACGGTCAATACGACCTGCAATTTGATTACTTGATAAACGTATAGATCCATCACGAATCTTGCCTTTTGTTCTACCAACTACAGATTCAAGGGCTGCAATATCAGATTTTTTATTTATAAGATCAACAAGTGCTGTTTCACCTGTATCACCATAAATAGCTTTAACAATAGGTTGCCCAGCTTTATCAAGATTAAATACTTTATTTGCTGTAGTAAAAAATGCTACACGTGCAGCACGACCTACACTCATTGTAGGAACCAAAGGGGTTTTGCGAGCTGCTTGTCCAGTAAGAATTGACTTTATGTCAGCGTGGTTTTTAAGATAGTTTGCTGCAGTTTCTGCATCTTTGACACCTGCTTCAATAAACTCACTAATGCTAGCATCACCAAATTCAGGTATAAGAGTACGAGCTTTTTGATATGCTTCTGCTCCAGCAATTCTATTTTTAGAAATGCGAGCATTCTTAACTTCTTCAAGTAATGAACCATATTGATTGAAAAGTAATTGAGTACGTGGATTAGAAAATACTCTATCTACTTGTTCTACATTTCCAGCAGTGGCAATTAAGTTACGACCATAAGTAAATTTTTCTTTACCAAGCATATTGTAAAGTAAAAAATCTCCAGCATCATATGCTTTTTTTGCTTTACCTAGAATAAGTGTTGGGTCAGCAAAAATTCTATACCCAGCATCTATTACACCAGAAATACCTTTGTATAGAAAACCTGAACCTTCCATATTGCCTGGTAATATTAAATTTGCAATTTGGCGTCCTGGAGAATATTTTGCTGCTTGTGCTGCATCCAAAGCATCTTGAAACATATGGTCTTTGTCTTTAAGTTGCTGTGCTTGAGAAGCAATTTGTTTTTCAGCTTCTGAACCAGTAGCAATAATTTCACTAACAGACATACCACTTGCTACTTTCATAGCAACAGACATCATATCTTGACCGTAAATTTTTGTAGCATTTGCAATACGATCTGGGCTAAATACTTTATCGCCTTTATCTCCAGCAGTCTTAAATGCCGTTCCAATATCTACACCTTGGTCTACGGCAATAGCACCAGTACGGTAAACACGTGTCATAAAATCAGAAACTTCATTAAGTGCCTTAAAAGGCAATGCAATAGTTTCTTTCACACCTTGTGTTAAATAATGTGCTGCATCTCCCAGCCAGCCAATAGGACCTTTGTTTCCACCAAATAATGCAACGTGTGCATTTTGTTGATCTTGTGGCAATTTATCAAATGTTTGTTTTGCTTGTTTTTCTGGTAGGCCAATAAGCATTTTATGGGAATCTAATAATTTAGATAAACCATCTGCTTGTTCTTTTGCTTTACCTGTAAGACCCGCTTGAAGGGCTGCTGCATCTAAATTTGGATTAGCCACTACATACCTCTAGCAAGAGCCTGTTGATACAGAATACCGATTTCTCCAGTTTGGTCATAAGGAAGCATTTGTGCCAAAGTATTAGAAAGTTTTTCTGTAGCAAATTGAGATTTCATTTGTAATGCATTAGAGCCAGCGCCAGGACCAATATCTACACCGTGTGTAATTGGTTCCTCTGGACGTTGTGATGGTGAAAACAATGGTGTTACTGGCTGTTGTGTTGGAGCATTGGCAGCAGCAGCTTCCATCTGTCCCATTGGCATACCTTTAGTATCAGGAGTCTTTGCAATAGGAGCACCAGATGCAATTTGTGCTAATTCTGTTTGATCCCCATATGAATTGGCTGGGATTCTATCTGTACGCTTTGCGTACTTTCCAGGACCAGATACACCCGCTAATGGGTTCTTGGCATCTTCAAGCGCCATCGGTATCCTCCTGTATCTTCTCTAAATCGTTTGTAAATTCTTTCCACACTCTGTTCACACGTGATGTGCGAGTGGCGTGGTAAATTGCTAATTCCATTAGCTCTTCTGTTAATGCTGTAAAACTATTTGATATATTATATAAAAACCCGCTGAGTATTACTAGCAAGTCTGCAAGATGAACTGAACGCGGAACATCATTTGGATTATCCACGTTCAGCCCACCTCACTAGAAATTGATTAACCCTTGCTAACTTTTTTGCCTGGCTTTGGAGTACCAGCGAATGGCTGGAATACCTTTCCACCTGCTGGCTTAGAAGAATCCTTCTTACCCTCAACTGGCTTTGACATAGGGGCTGGAGCCTGTGTTCCTTTTTTCATATTGCACCTCCTTTACTTTATTGACCGCCGCCGATTGAGGCGAGCAATGATGCAATATCTGGTTTTCCTTGTGGAGCTGGTGAACCAGCAGCAGGGGCCATACCGCCAGGTTGTGACTGTATTGGCTGCGAGGCAGAAGCGGGGGCCGCACCTGCTGCTGGATTCATCATTCCAGGCGCCATTGCTGGTGCCTGAGTTTGTGGTTCTGGGGCGAAAGCCTCTTCCACAATAGTTTCGATTTGCTTACCCTTTTGACGGCCTTTAATAACTTCAGCAATACGGGTAATAATCTGTGATGGATCTTGTCCTTGTTGAGCAGCCAACGGAATAGTTTGTGCATATTGTGCAACGGCAACGCGCAAGGCATCGCGCATTTCTTCAATATCAACTTTTTGTTCTTCTTGCGATACATTAATCTCAACTGGTAGTTCACGACGGACATAGTCGCGAGATACAAGTTTGTCTGAACGCATTTGTAGCAAAGCAATAGTTGCGCGGTTTGGATCCATACCAGACATAATTCCGTAGCGAACATCTACTGTGTAGTCGCCATTGATAATCTTGGATGGAACGTACTTCATTGAGTACGGTGTGCCGTCATCAATGCCGCGAATTTCCTTGACTTTGTTACCGAAAATCTTTTCATCTACCTTAAAGCACAAGCCAATAATCTCAACAAAGAGTTTTGCAAACTGTGCTTGGGCTGCTTTAATCTGTGTATCAAATCCTGCTTGCAGTGCTTGTACACCGCGACCTGTGACGACTGAGGCATCTGTCTGACCTGAACGAGACTCAGGATAACGAGCACCCATACGGAGTTCACGCTCTAGGATGCCCGACTCTTGGAAGACACCTGCTGGTAGTTCTAGTGGAACACGGCGGATACCTTGTGGATTAGCAGAGCGCATAATCGCATCTGGACCGAGGGCTAGTTCTTGTACATCTTGCGGAATAGCAATAGGTGCTTGGATGGACTTCTCAGCTGCTTGAATTTGCAATACTGCAAAACGAGCGCGAGCAAGTTGTACCGCAAGCACGTCATCAAACTGACCACGTGATTCACCATCAATAGATGAACGCTGTGCTACACGTACTAGACACTCACCGATTGGGTTTGGTGTACGAGATAGGATTAAATCTTTACGCTCTGGTAGGTAAATTACATCTTGGTCTTTGTCGTGGTAGCGAATC